GCCACGCGCACGGGTAGAAATGGAAGGACGGTGTTGCAGAAATGGCGACCCGTCTGGATGGCAACGCGGCGAAGCGCGTCGCGATCGTCGAGCCTGGTCCGTGGTCGGCGTGGAAGGTGCGCAAGCGTGCGGCGCGAGCGGTCAAGTTCATCGAGCAGTTCTGTGTCGCGCCAAAGGGGTACGGCGCCGGTCGGCCGTTGCGTTTGGCGGCGTTCCAGAAGGAGTGGCTCGAGGAGGTCTACGCCGGTGACGTGACGGCGGCGGCGATGCAGCTCCCGCGGGGCAACGGCAAGTCGACGTTCCTGGCGGCGGTGGCGTTGCACGCTCTGTTCGATGAGGATGAGGGGCAGGCGCCGCAGATTCCGATCGTGGCGACGACGGTGAACCAGGCGATCCGTTCGGTGTACGGCGTGGCGTTGTCGATGGTCGCGAAGTCGCAGACGTTGGCGGAGCGGTCGCTGGTGTATTCGGCGATCGGAAATCAGCGGGTGCGGGTGCCGTACAACGAGGGTGAACTGTTCCCGGTGTCGAACGACCCGGACGGACTGCAAGGTCTTGACCCGTCGGTGGCGATCTGCGACGAGATCGGGTTCATGCCGATCGAGTCATGGGACTCGCTGCTGCTGGCTTCCGGTAAGCGGCCGAGCTCGTTGGTGGTGGGGATCGGTACGCCGGGGTTCGACAAGGACTCGGCGTTGTGGCATCTCCGTTCGGCGGTGCGTGAAGGGTCGACGTTGCCGGGGTTCCGCTATACCGAGTACGCCGCGGACGAGGGTTGCGACATCCGGGACGAGGCTCAGTGGTCGAAGGCGAACCCTGCGCTCGACGAGGGGTACATGAACCCGGACGCGTTGCGGACTGCGGTGGCGTTGTCGCCGGAGCCGCACTTCCGGATCTTCCGTCTCGGCCAGTGGGTGGATCACGTTGAGGGTTGGCTCGGCGTGGATGGTCCGCAGTTGTGGGGTCGGTTGGCGGAGCCGTTTGAGTTCGTCGACGGTGAACCGGTGTGGCTCGGCGTTGACGTGGCGTTGAAGCACGACTCGACGGCGATCGTCACGGTGCAGCGCCGCCCAGACGGCCGGTTGCACGCCAAGGCGCGGATCTGGTTGCCGCGTGAGGACGGCAGGCTCGACGTGACGCACGCGATGCAGCACATCCGTGACGAGTGCGCCCGGTTCAATGTTCGGGGTGCCTGGTACGACCCGCGGTTCTTCGACTTGCCGGCGCAGATGCTTGCCGATGAAGGGCTGCCGATGCGGGAGTTCCCGCAGTCGTTGGAGCGGCTGTCTCCGGCGGTGGGCGCGACGTACGAGGCGATCCGCCGTGGCGAGGTGACTCACGACGGCGACGCGGCGTTCACGGATCAGGTGCTCGCCGGGGTGGCTCGCTACAACGAGCGCGGGTTCACGTTGGCGAAGTCGAAGTCGAAGGACCGGATCGACGCCGGGGTCGCGCTCTGCATCGCCGTGTCGGAGGCGTCGCAGCTCGTCGCGGCATCCGAGGCTGCTCCGTGGGTGGCGTACTCGTGACCCGCCTTGTCGTCGCCGTCCTCGAGGTGGTTGGGGCGGCGGTGGTCCTGTTCGGTCTGTGGTTGGCGTGGGAGCCGTTGGCGTTCATCGTCGGCGGCGCCGGGTTGGTGGCGGTCGGTTTGCTGTTGGATTCGGGTGAGGAGACGTCTCATGATCCGGAGTCTCCTGGCTAGGTCGCCGCTGGCGCGTCGGGCGTTCGTGTGGCCGTATCCGACGCAGGGGTTCGAGTCGTTCAGCTACGGCGGTCAGCACTACTTCGGGGTGGCGTCTACGGCGGGTGCGTATCCGGATCGGGAGCCGCCGCCGGCCGGGTTTGCGCAGCTCGTGGATGGGCCGTTGCGGTCGAACGCTGTCGTGTTCGCCTGCGAGCTGAAGCGCATGTCGATCTTCTCCGAGGCGCGGTTCGTGTGGCGGGGGTTCAACTCGGGTCGGCCGGGTCCGGTGTTCTCCACGTTCGAGCTCGACATCATGGAGAAGCCGTGGCCGCGGGGCACGACCGGTGACCTGCTGGCCCGGATGATCGTCGACGCCGACCTCGGCGGCAACGCCTACGTGGCTCGCACTGCGGAGCAGCCGGACCGGTTGCGGATGTTGCGTCCGGATTGGGTGACGATCGTGATGGGTGACGCGTCGGGGCGGCCGTTGCAGTCGCCGGCGCAGTTCGACGCCGAGATCATCGGGTTCATCTACGACCCGCAGGACACCCGGACGGAGCCGGAGGCGTTCACGGTCGACGAGGTGGCCCATTGGGCGCCGATCCCGGATCCGTTGGCCCGGTTTCGGGGGATGTCGTGGTTGACGCCGGCGATCCGGGAGATCCAGGCGGATCAGGCGACGACGATGCACAAGCTGGCGTTCTTCGAGAACGGGGCGACGCCGCAGATGGTGGTGTCGTTCGACGCCTCGGTGTCACAGGAGGCGTTCTCTCAGTTCGTGTCGAAGATGGACGATTCGCACAAGGGGTGGCGGAACGCGTACAAGACGATGTACCTCGGTGGTGGGGCGACGCCGATGGTGGTCGGCAAGGATTTGCAGCAGCTCGATTTCTCGGCGACGCAAGGCAAGGGTGAGACGCGGATCATCGCCGCCGCCGGGTTGCATCCGGTGTTGGTGCCGTCGTCGGAGGGGATGCAGGGCTCGAGCCTGAACGCCGGGAACTATGCGGCGGCGCGGCGTTCTGTTGCGGATACAACTTTCCGGCCGTTGTGGCGGAACGTGTGCGGGTCGTTGGCGGCGATCCTGGATGTGCCGTCCGGGTCGGAGCTGTGGTTCGACGAGTTCAACATCCCGTTTCTGCGGGAAGACGCTGAGGCGGCGGCGAAGATCGAGCAGGTCAAGGCGGAGACGATCACCCGGTATGTGCGGGAGGGGTTCACCCCGGAGTCGTCGATCGCCGCGGTTGCGGCGCAGGACGTGACGTTGCTCAAGTCGACGGGGTTCGTGTCGGTGCAGTTGCAGCAGCTCGGGGCGGTGACGGCGGAGTCGTCGGAACCGGCGGCGTTGCCGGCGGCGTCCTCGAACGGAGGGTGACATGCACTTCAACGTCGGTGGAGCGATCGACCCCAAGGCCGCCGCTAGAGCTATTGCCGAGGCACTTGAGGGACATCGTGCCGCTATGTCGGCGGCCGCTACCAATGACCTCAGGGATGACCAGTTCGCCTACATCGAACCTGGCGGGTCGAAGGACGAGTCCGGTCGGACCGTCCCCCGGTCGTTGCGTCACTTCCCGATTCACGACGCCGCTCATGTCCGCAACGCGTTGGCCCGTGCCCCTCAATCACCGTTTGGAGACAAGGCCATGCCGAAGATCAAGGCCGCCGCGAAGAAGTTCGGTGTTGAAGTCGCCGACGAGGCTCGGGCGGCGTTCATGCCGCAGGTGTTCCTCCGGTCCTACCCGCTCGAGGACATCCGCATCCTGTCCCGCGCCCAAGGCGCCGAGTACGCGGACGGTCGCACCGTCGAAGCGGTCGTCGCTGTGTGGGACCGGGAGGCGGAGATCCAAGACAACCAGGGTCACTACCTGGAGACGATCGGACGCACCGCGTTCGACAAGGCGATCCAGGATGCCCGCCCGCAGGGGTCGCGGACGGCGTGGCGCACCGGTGTCTTCTACAACCACGGGATGACCCTCTATGGGACGCCGTCAGACCGGTTCTCGGTGCCGCTCGGCTCCCCGGTCGAGATCCGCGCCGAGAACCACGGGCTGGTCACTGTCACCCGCTACAACGAGACGTCGCTCGCCGAGGAGATCCTCGAAGCGATCCGCTCCGGTGACATCACCGGGCACTCGTTCACCGGTCGGATCATCAAGTCGAATCCGGCGATGCCGCCTCGCGGCGGGTACCGGCGTTCCGCCACCGGCGCCCTGTCGACGGTGCACCGCCTGGAGCTCGGTCTCAAGGAGTATGGGCCGACCCCGTTTCCTGCGTACGTCGACACGGCTGTCGTCGGCGTCCGCTCGATGTGGGCCACCGTCGGGTGGCCTACCGAACTGTCCCGCACTTCCGACGACGACGTCGACGATGACGTCGCCGAGGGGGAGCCGCCGGACAGCGACACTCCCCCCGATGAGGGAGCCGTCACCGACGAGCCGCCCGCCGACGATGCGGAGCACTCGAGCCGGGATGAGTCCGAGTCGCGGTCGTCGCTGCATCAGCGCATCGCCGCGATTCGCCGTATCCGTCCGGGGCTCGCCCTCGGAGAAAGGAACTCCACATGAACCTCAAGGAGATCCTCGATCGGCAGGAGGCCATCCGGTCCGAGCTGCAGAAGATCGAGGAGAACCCTGCCGCCGTTGAGGAATCCGACGGCGACTACGTCGACACGCTCGTTGCCGAATACGACTCGCTGGAGACGCGTCGTGTTCCGCTTGCGGCGCGTGCCGCATCCCTCAACCTGATCATGGCCGGCGCCAAGGAGGAGACCGCCACCGAAGCCGGTGACGACGCTCGCCGTCAGGCCCCGATGCAGGTGTACCGCAACAAGCGTGACCCGTTCGACGACATGGAGGCCGTTCGCACCCGGACGATGCGTCCGTCGGAGATGCGGGAGCGTGCCCACGACGCGATCGAGTGGGTGTCCCGCACCCAGTGGGTCGACTTCCCCGACGATCGCGCCGAGCAGGCGACACGGGCCGCGGCTCGTGACGCCGGCATCGCTCGTCACATCTTGCGAACCGGTAGCCAGGACTACTACGAGGACTTCCGCTCGTACGTCCAGGATCCGGAGGGGTGGGCGCATCGCGCCACGACCGTCGGCACTGGCTCCCTCGGCTACATGCTGCCGTTCGTGCTCGACCCGACGATCATCCTCTCGAACGATGGTTCGTCGAACCCGTACCGGCGCATCTCCCGCGTCGAGCAGACGACGTCGAACACGTGGAACGGCGTCACCTCGGCCGGCGTGAACGCGGCGTTCGGTTCGGAGGCCGGTGGAGCGACCGACGCGTCGCCGTCCGTGTCGCAGCTGCAGATCACTCCGCAGCGTGCACGGGCGTGGGTGTTCGGCTCGTACGAGTCCCTCGAGGACTCGGATCTCGGGTCGCAGCTTCCGAAGCTGTTCGCCGACGCCAAGGACCGTCTCGAGGAGGGTGCGTTCGCCACGGGCGCCGGCACCGGCGTCTACCCGCAGGGTGCGATCACCGGTGCGACCACCGGTGAGACGGCGGCAACCACCGCCTACGCGGTGGCGGACGTCTACACGCTGCAGGGCCGTCTCGGCCCCAGGTTCCGCAACTCGCAGCGGGCCGCGTGGCTGGCGAACCTCTACTACCTGAACAAGACCCGCCAGTTCGACACGTCGGGCGGTTCTTCGTTCTGGGCGAACCTCGGACAAGGGATGCCGGAGCAGCTCCTCGGCGAGCCGGTGTACGAGTCGTCGTCGATGTCGTCGGCGACGGCAACCGGGTCGAAGGTGCTGCTGTTCGGCGACTTCGAGCAGTTCGTCATCGTGGATCGGGTCGGCATGTCCGTCCTCTACAACCCGATGGTGATGGCCGCCGCGACCGGCAACCTGCCGACCGGTGAGGCCGGCTGGTTCGCCTTCTGGCGGGTGAGCTCCAAGGTCGCCGTGTCGACGGCGATGCAGGCGCTGCTCATCAAGTGACCGGCTGACCGGTCCTTCCACTTCTCCGCCGCGGCGTCCCCCCTACATGGTCGGGCAGGCGTCGCGGCGGGGAGCACATGCCCGACCAATGCCCGACCTGTGAAGGGACGCGCCCGTGCAACCGCTCACGATCTTCGGCTACCCCCATCAAGCCGACGGTTCCGGCTACTACCGGTTCTACCTCCCGTTCAAACACCTCGCCCGCGGCACCGAGCATCGCATCGCCCTGCCGCAGCCGGGTACCCGGTTCACACCGGATCTCGACCAGGCCGCTGACCTGGACATGATCGTCGGGCAGCGTTTCATCGGCCCCGAAGGTCAAGCCTTGTGGGACGGGTGGAAGACGAAGACGAAGCTCGTCTACGAGAACGACGACGACGTGCTCCACCCCGACAACTCGTCCGGGTTGGCGCTGTGGCATGACGAGGATATCCGACGCACCTTCTGCCACAACGTGTCGATCTCCGACCTGGTCACCGTGTCGACCGAACCGCTGGCCGAGCAGATGCGGCCGCTCAACTCGAACGTGGTCGTCATCCCCAACCACATCGACGGTGACATGCTGTTCCTCGAACGGCCCCGCCGTGACCGGTTGACGGTCGGTTGGGCTGGCGGCATGTCGCATCTCATCGACTGGATGGAAGCCGCCGACCCGGTCCGTGAGCTGCTCGAGGCGAACCCGACGATCGACTTCCACTTCTGCGGCACCGACTACTCGCCGTTGTTGAAGATGGCGTGCCGGTTCACGCCTTGGCGTGAGGACACTTGGTCCTACTTCAAGGCGATCGACTTCGACATCGGGCTCGCCCCGTTGGCGGACACGGTGTTCAACCGGTCGAAGTCGTGGATCAAGGCGCTCGAATACATGGCGCTCGGCATCCCGGTCATCGCCTCTGACCGGCCCGCCTACCGCGACATGGTCGTCGACGGGGTGTCCGGGTTCCTGGTGCGCACCGAGGCCGAGTGGCGGTCACGTCTCAACGATCTGGTGAACGACGAGGCGATGCGTACCGAGATGGGTGCGAAGGGGCGGGAGATCGCCCGTCAGTGGACGATCCAAACCGGTTGGAAGCTCTGGCGGGACGCGTACGAAGGAGTCGCGAAATGGCAACCATGATGCGCTGCACAGTCGCTCATTGGCGGGGCGACACGTTCGTTCCTGCTGGGACGATCCTCGCCGAGGGTGATCCGCAGGTGATCCCCGAGTTCTTCGAGGCGTTGGCGATCGTGGAGCCGACAGCGAAGAAGAAGGCGGCAGACAAGTAGTTCGACGTTCGCCTGTGCCCCTGCCGCTTCACGGGCCGGTTGGGGGCACAGGCGTTCTCTAGCCCGTGGGAGAACGCAAGATGTCCATGAAGACGGATGATCCAAAGTTCCTTGCTATTCGCAGGGCGCTCCGACGCGAGTTCCTGAATCAGCGAGGATGGGACCGGTACAACTGGACCGAGGATTTCGAAGAATGGCGTGACGAGATCGACGCCTATGCCCTGGCGGCGTTCAAGGCGGCGGGTCGGCAGTCATGAGGGTCCTCGTCACCGGCGGCGCCGGGTTCATCGGCCGGCACGTCATCGCCGAGCTCAGACAGCGCGGCCATGCCGCCGTCCTGTTCGACGGACTCCACGACATCACCGACCCCAAGGTGCTGCGAGGCGTGGCGGAGCCGTGCGACGGGATCATCAACCTCGCCGGCCAGCTCGGCACCGAGGAGATGATCGGCGCCGAGGCCCGTGCTGTGCGGGTGAACATCGAAGGCGCCGTCAACGTCTACGACACCGCTGCCGCGTTGGGTATCCCGGTGGTGCAGATCGGCACCGGCCACAAGGGTCAGCCGAACCCGTACGCCATCACAAAGGCGGCCGCCGAGGAGCTCGGTCTCGCTCGTGCTCAGTGGCGGGGCGAGAAGATCACCGTCGTCCGAGCGTTTCACGCTTACGGGCCCGGTCAGAAGATCCCGCCGCCGCACGGCACCGCCAGGGTCCGCAAGATCATTCCGTCGTTCATCTGCCGAGCCCTGACGGGGATGCCGCTTGAAGTGTGGGGCAGCGGCGAACAGCAGATCGACCTCGTCCACGTCGAGGACGTCGCCCGTCAACTCGTCGAAGGACTGGGCGGTCCGTGGGGCAGGGTGCGGGAGGCAGGCACCGGCGTGGCGACGACGGTGAACCAGGCGGCGTGGGATGTCATCAAGGCAACCGACTCCAACTCGGACGTCGTGCATCTCCCGATGCGCCTTGGTGAACCGGAGGGCGCCTGTGTGGTGGCCGAGTGGCCGAAGGCGTTGACGCATTGGCCGTACGGGCTGTTGCCGACGATCGACTGGTACCGCCGCGAGCTGCGGGTGATGGCAGCATGATCGCCTTCTGCGCCATCTACGGCGGCTACGACTGGTTGAAGCCGCACCCCGATCATCCGCTCGTCGACGAGTGGATCTGCTATACCGACGACCCCGACCTCAAGTCCGATGATTGGGACGTCCGCTACCACCCGCTCCCGTACCAGCATCCGCGAGTGGCGGCGAAGTGGTGGAAGTGCCACCCGCCGCAAGCCGACATCTCTGTCTGGCTCGACGGGTCCGTGCAGCTCACCGGCGGCGACTACTTCGACGTCCTCTACGACTGCCTCGCCGAATCCGACCTGGCGATGTTCGGGCATCCTGACCGGACCTGCATCTACGAAGAAGCGGCCGTGTCGCGGACGATGACCAAGTACGTCGGGCAGCCGCTCGAGGAACAGGTCGCCTTGTACCGGTCGCGTGGCTGGCCGCAGAACGGCGGGTTGTGGGCATCCACGACGTTCGCTCGCCGGCACACGCCGACCGTGCTGCAATTCGGTGCCGCCTGGTTCGCACACAACCACCTGATGACCTACCAGGATCAGTTGTCGCTGCCGGTGGTGCTCGACCAGTACGACCTCCGCCCCGAACCGATCCCCGGCAATCTGTGGCGCAACCGTTGGTTCACCGTCTCGGGACATGCGAGCGACCGATGACGGTGTTCGCCTACGAGTACGAGCAGCGATGCCTCGAGTGGACCGACATCGTCGACCACCTCCCCCGGCTGTACCAGGAGGTCGCCGATCGGCGTGAGCCGCAGGTGATCGAGCTCGGGGTGCGGGCAGGCAACTCGACGTCGGCGTTCCTCGCCGCGATCGAGAAGGTCGGCGGCCATCTCTGGTCCGTGGACCCGCTGCCCCCGTCGGTGCCGCCCGCCTGGTTCGAGGCGCCGTTCTGGACCTACCGCCGCGCCGACGATCTCCGCATCGTCGACGAGCTCCCCGATGACGTCGACATCGTGTTCATCGACACGTTGCACACCTACGACCAGACGATGTCCGAGCTCATCGCCTACGTCCCGAAGGTGAAGCCAGGCGGTGTCGTCCTGCTGCACGACACCGAGCTGCCGCACCCGGAAGCCGACCCGACCTGTGCCGCGTTCCCGGTCCGGCGGGCGATCGACGACTACCTCGCCGACCGGGTCGAGGTGTGCGAGTACGTGTCCGGCTGCTACGGGCTCGGTGTGATCCGGAGGTGACGCGGTGACCGACTACAACACCACCGACGCCATCAAGACCTATCTGGGGATAGGCGGCACCGAGAACGACACGAACATCGCTGATGCGGTCGCGGCTGCCACCCGTGACGTCAACTCGTTCTGCGGCCGCCGCTTCGACCAAGACGTCGACGTCGACGGCGACCCGTCGGCGACAGCCCGCACCTACGCCCCGACCAACCCGACGTTGGCGATCGTCGATGACATCTCCACTCTCACCGACCTGGTCGTCAAGACCGACGAGGATGACGACGGCGTGTTCGAGACGACGTGGACGATCGGCACCGACTTTGAGCTCGAACCGGCGAACGGGGTCGGCCCCAACGGCGCGTCAGGTTGGCCGTACTGGCGGATCGTTGCCGTCGGCTCCAAGTGCTTCCGCGTTGTCACTCGCCGCACGTTGCAGGTGACCGCGGCGTGGGGTTGGGCTGCGGTCCCGGCCGACGTGAAGCAGGCACATCGGCTGCTCGCCGCTGGCATCTACAAGCGGAAGGATGCCCCGTTCGGGGTCGCCGGCTACGGAGCCGACGGGCTGCTCGTCCGGGTGCGTGAAGATCCGAAGGTTGAGGAGCTGTTGCACATCTATCGTCGTGCGTCGGCTCGCCGCGGGCTGATGGTTGCCTGATGGCGACGTTGGCGGAGGTGATGGACGCCACCGCCGAGGCGTTGTCGGTGGTGGCCGGGGTGGAGGTGTACGGCTATCCGGTGGACAAGCCGGAGGCGCCGTGCCTGATCGTGGAGTGGCCGGAGTCGATCGACGTCGCTACCTACTTCGGGGACGACTCGGGGACGATCTTTCTGCCGGTGCGAGCCGTCGTCCCGCACGTCGACGACCGGTCATCGGTGTTGGCGTTGCAGGAGCTGATCGCGGCGGCGTTGTCGGCGCTGCAGGCTGACTCGACGTTGGATGGGGTGGTGTCGTCGGCGACGGCGACGACGGTCGGCGAGTTCGGTCGGTTGGTGGTGAACGAGGCGCTTGTCGGCGACGGGGCGGTCATCTCGCTCGAAGTGCTCGCCGACTAACGCGGCATTCGCGAGTTGCAGCCGCCCCAGCATCCGGGGTACGGGCCGTGATGTCTGCACCGTCCCTCTCCGGGCATTACGGGAGGGACTCCGTAGGTCCGTGGCGGCTTAGGGCGAGGAAACAACTTCTGCCATAGGCGGCGCATGTCCTGATTCTACGTCAGGGCCTACACACCCTCTCGGCCTCCGCATCGCCCGGCCTATCGGGTCCCTCCGGCCGCTCCTGGTGACCTACGTCCCCGTCACCCCTCGGCCCTGACGTTCATGATTCTAGGAGGCACGGCCCGTGAGAGTCCTCGTCGTGCATCCCGGCCCCCGGTTCTCCGTAGCCGACGTTCACAACGGGCTCGTCAAAGGCCTGCGCGCCAACGGCGCTCAGGTGTTCGACTTCAACTTCGGGGACCGCCTCGACTTCTACGACGCCGTCGACCTCGAAGTCAACGGTGAGCGTCGCAAGGCGCTCGACAAGGATGGCGCCATTCGTCTCGCCGCCGAATCGCTCCTCGGCGAGCTCTACAAGTTCTGGCCCGACGTCGTCGTGCTCGTCTCGACGTTCTTCGTCCCGCCGATCATCCTCGAAGTCCTCGAACGCCGCCCGCATCACATCGTCGCCTGGTTCACCGAATCCCCCTACGAAGACCAGCAGCAGTTCCAGGTGGCGGAGCACGTCGACACGGTCGTCGTCAACGACCCGCTCAACCTCGGCGTGTACCGGCAGATCAACCCGCGCTCGTACTACTTCCCGCACAGCTACGACCCTGACCTGCACTGTCCAGGGCCGAAGGTCCCGGAGTATGAATCCGATTTCGCGTTCGTCGGTACCGGGTTCCCCAGCCGGGTCGAGTTCTTCGAGTACTGCGACTTCGACGGGCTTGAGGTGCGGCTCGCCGGGAACTGGCAGATCGTCGATGACTCGCCGATCGTGAAGTACCTGATCGACGACCTCGGGGTGTGCTGCCCGAATGAGCAGACGGTCGACATCTACCGGTCGTGCAAGGCGTCGGCGAACCTGTACCGCCAGGAGATCAACGAGGGTGGCCGCAACGACGGTGTAGCCGTCGGGCCCCGTGAGGTCGAGCTCGCCGCCACTGGCACGTTCTTCCTTCGTTCCCCCCGCCCCGAGGGTGACCGGCTGTTCCCGATGTTGCCGACGTTCACCGATCCTGGGGATTTCACAGATCAGCTCCGATGGTGGCTCGCCCACGATTCGGAGCGTGAGGCTGCCGCGGTGTCCGCCCGTGGCGTGGTGGCCGACCGCACCTTCACCAACACAGCGGCCCGTCTGCTGCGGTTCGTGGATGGTGCAACCAAGACCGTGCGCTGACCGGCGCCCGGATCCACCACGTCACAAGGAAGGTCAGAGATGACTCGACGTGCCGGCCGCAACGGGCGGCTTTACATCAACCTCACTTCGGGCGGCACCGCTGAGCCGGTGGCGTTCCTCAACACATGGTCGTTCAACCAGGTCTCTGACCGGTTCGAGGTCACGGCGTTCGGTGATAGCAACAAGACCTACGTTGCTGGTCTGCCGGACGCGTCCGGGGACTTCGCCGGGTTCTGGGATGACGCCACCGTCCAGACGTACACGGCTGCGCTCGACGGCGTGGCCCGCAAGTTCTACCTGTACCCGGACACGTCGAACGCGTCGGGCGTCTACTGGTTCGGTACGGCGTTCTTCGACTTCTCGGCGTCCGGTTCGACCGGTGGCGCGATCACGACCTCGGGTTCGTGGTCGGCGGCGTCGGCGATCGCCAAGGTCGGCTGATAGCCGACAGAAAGAGGTCAACCGCCCGTGGCCAAGCAATGGGCTTGCATCATCGAAGGCAAGACGGTTCGCGTCCAATCCATTCCTGCTCTCGAGCTGGAAGACATCGCCAAGGCGGCGGGGCTGACGTGGGGAGACGTGCAATACACCCCACTCAAATCCGCTGCCGGCGCGGTGGCCGTCTACGAGCGATGCTGTCGCGAAGTGGGGGCGACACCGAAACCGAACATCTCGGCCGAGGATCTGATCGGGGTGTACGAGCTCGTGGATGATGACCTGCCGAATGAGTACGAGGATGGGCTGCCTGTAGAGGGAAAAGCAGAACCCTCGACTGGTGGATCATCGTGATGGCATCCCTCTACGGGTGGTCGCCGGACGTGACGCGCCGCCAGTCGCTACGAGACATGCATCTGTTGTTGGATGCCCGCCGATCGGTGGAGCGCTAGTACGCCACCGATCGTGCTTCGACGATGCGGCGCATCTCTTGCATGTCGTCGTCGCTGGCGGGTCGCTTGAGCACTCCGACGATCGAACCGCCGGTCAGGCCACCGAGGACCGACTTCTCCATGTTGGTGATGCTCACGAGCTCCCACCCGTCGGCGCCGAGGAGCTGTAGCTCGTCTTGTAGCCGGTCGTACATGAGGTTGTGCCACTTGACCGTCTTGTAGGCCCAGATCATCGCCGGGAGTCTGCCACATGGGTACGTCGTCGTCGGCTGCCGAGCTCGTCGGCAAGATCACGAAGGCGTCGGTCGACTTGCAGAAGTCGCAGGGGCGGACGGTTGGGGCGGCGGCGGCGGAGTCGAAGCGGATCATCGAATCGGCGATGGGCGTGGCGACCGGTGACCGGCGGCTGTCGGGTAGGCGCAACGCCCGCATCGGTGTCCGTTACAAGGTGTTCGAGGGTGGGACTCGGACGGTGGCGAACGTGCGGGCCTACGGTCCGGCGCATCTTGTCGAGCGGCCGACGTCAGCGCACGTGATTCGGCCGCGCCGTAAGCGGGCGATCGTCATTCCCGGCGTCGGACCTCGGATGGTCGCTCACCACCCTGGTGCCCGTGGCAAGTTCCCGTTCCGCACCGGCACCACCGCAGCGATCCCGCGGGTCAACAGGATCGTTCGTACCGGCACGTTCAACGCAGGACTAGGGGCGTTCCGCTGATGGCCGCATCCGAGAAGCTCCAATTCTTGATCACCGCCAACGTCGGCGACGCGGTGAAGGGGTTCGAGAAGGTCGGCGCGTCGGCGGACAAGAACCTGTCCAAGGCGGAGCAGCGCACCGACAAGCTCGCCAACAACCTGATCGGGTTCGGTACGAAGGCCATCGCCGTCGCGGGGGTGGCGACGATCGGGTTGGCGAAGCTCGGCCAGTCCGCAGCCGAGCAGGCCGACCAGGTGTCACGAGCCGGGGAGGTGTTCGGCGAAGCATCCGGCCAGGTCGAGGACTTCGGCGCGGCCGCATCCCGCACCGCCGGCATCTCGAAGACCGCCGCCCTGGACGCCGCATCATTCTTCGGGACGTTCGGCAAGTCCGCCGGTTTGGCTGACGAGGAGTTGGCGACCTTCTCGACGACGCTGGTACAGGCCGCCGGCGACCTGTCGTCCTTCACGGGCATCCCCGTGCAGCAGGCGCTCGACGCGATCGGGTCCGGACTGGCCGGCGAATCGGAGCCGCTCAAGAGGTTCGGCATCTTCCTCAACGACGCGGCGCTCAAGGCCGAGTACCTAGCACTCACCGGCGAGAAGGTGACCGGCGTTCTCACCGGCCAGCAGAAGGTGCTTGCCGCGAACTCGCTCATCTTGAAGCAGCTCGGCGACGCCCAGGGCGACTTTGTCCGCACCTCCGACTCGGCGGTCAACCAGCAGAAGACCGCGACTGCCGAGTTCGCGAACGCCGCCGCGTCGCTTGGTCAGGCCGTGTTGCCGGCCATGTCGAAGCTTGCCGGGTTCGCAGCCGACGCCGCCGGTGGACTGCTCAAGTTGAACGAATCGACCGGCGGGCTGGTCGGCAACCTGTTGGTGTTCGGCGTTGCTGGCACCGCCGCGGTGGGGGCGCTGTCCACCATCGGTGGAGCGGCGATCAAGCTGCGCGGCACTCTGACAGACAACACGAAGGTCATCGGTCGGCTCGTCACCTCGCTCGGCGGGCTCGGCGTCGTCGGTGCCGCAGCCGGGGGCGTCGCCGCCGTGGCCGCGGTTCACTACGCGCTGGTCGGCCGCGAGAAGGCGAAGCTCCAGAAGATCACCGACGACTACACGGCGGCGCTCCAAGCGGAAGCGAGCGGACAGGGCGACGCGCTCGAGGCCGTCATCGCCCGCCAACTCGCAGACTCGAAGGCGCTCGACCTCGCCGACCAGCTCGGCATCTCGACGCAGGATCTAGCAAAGGCGATCCGTGGGCAGGAGATCCCCGCTCTGCGTGAGGCGGCGGCGGTGTCCGAGGAGGTCAACGCTGCCCGGCTCTCCGGCGACGCCGCGCTCGAACGGTTGCGGGGCACCTACGGGGACAACGCTCGTGAGGCGTTGAACCTCGTCAACGCCCTCTCGCCGCTCACCGAAGGGTATGAGCGGGCTACCAGGGCGCAGGAGATCATCAAGACCACCACGGCAGCGGTGACGACCGAGACGCAGGCGGCGACCGTCGCCACGTTCGAGTACGCCGCCGCGCAGGAGGCCAGCGCCGAGATCACGTCGGAGATCGCCGACGCGACGAACGAGGTGGCGGAGGCGTACAAGCGGCAGACCGACGCCGCGAACGAAGCGCTCAACGCCACCTTGGGGCTGTTCAACGCCGAGCTCAGTCAGCGTGACGCCGCCCGCGACACGGCGTCGGCGATGAACGAGCTCGCGTTGGCTACCGAGGTCGCGAAGCAGGACACGGACGAGGGGCGGGAGGCGGCCGCCGGGCTGGCCGCTCAGCAGGACGACGCCATCGACTCGGCGTTGCGTCTCGCGGCGGAGAACGCCCGCCTGGCCGAGTCGCAAGGCAAGATCAGCGAAGGCGCCGAAGGTGCAAGTGAGTCGGCGAAGATCCAGGCCGACACCCTCCGGGCCCTCGCTACGAACGCCATTCCGCCGGTGCGCGAGGAACTGTTGCGGATGGCGACTCAGCTCGACGATCTGGCGGGCACTGTGGCGAGGCCGACCGTCGATCTCAACGATGGCGGTACCGAGGCGCGGATCGAGAACATCCGGCGTCGGCTGATCGAGTTGAACGGGGCGACGGCTCGCCTGACGATCAACGTCGGCGTGACTGGTGGCGGGGCGCAGCAGTTCGTGTCGGGTCGCAGCGACCTCGACTTCGAAACTCAGGCCGGGGGACCGATCCCCGGCGCCAAGGGGGAACCGGCGTTCGGTATCGCTCACGGCGGCGAGTTCGTGCTGTCCGCCGATGTGGTCGACGCGATCAAGAAGGGCGGGAAGACGGCAGGGCTCGGAGCGCTCGGCGGATTCAGCGGGGGCGGCAACGGCAATGGCGGCGCCATGTCGATCGGTGTCGTCAACGTGTACGGCGTCCAGGATGTTCGTGGGTTCCTCGCAGAGCTCGCCAAGTACCGGCGGCAGGGTGGCCGCGTCCCGGTCTGATGCCCACCCTCACCTACCTGACCGGCCGGGCGACGCTCGGCACCGCCTCGACCACGCCGGCGCTCACTGGGCTCGTCAACGGCGGCACCCTGATCGTCACTGTCAAGGCCGCCGGCGACTCGGCGTCCACGCTCGGCAACCCGGTGATCACGGACACGCTCGGCAACCTCACCTACGACGACACGCCGAACGCGCTCACGTCGACGATCGCGAAGGACGCCAACCCGGACGACACCGACCGGCAGACGCTGACGGCGATCTACACGGCGACCGTCGGCGCCGACGTCACCGGAGCCGTCACCGCCACGGTGTCCAACGCTGACGTGGTGCGGGTGGACTGCTACTTCGTCGACGGCACGGTCGAGTTCAACGACACGGACATCGACGACAACGGGGCGCTGCCGATCATCCCCGCGGTCACCGGGGTGGCGATCGACGATTGGACGATCTACGTCTGCGCCCAGTCCGAATATTCGATCCCGTCGAACTACACGCCCGACGCCGGCACGACCACCACCTACGGCAGCCTCGGCGACGGCACTACCTCATCGGTGTCGACGGTGCTGCGCTGGCGGGACGTGATCCGCACCGACACGACAGACGGGGACGTCGAGTTCTTCTACGAGTCGGGGGGCGGCTGGTCGCACACCGGTTCCGCCCTGTCGTTGACGATCACCGGCGCGATCGGCGGCGGCGGCGGAGGGACCGGCGGGAACACGGCGACCGAAGTCATCCCCGGTGTCGGGTTGTTGATCGAAGCCGCCCTGGACGAGTCGGACCCGCTCGCCGAATCCCACGAGTGGACCGACCTCACCTGCGACGGTGTGTCGCTAACGATGCGGATGGGCCGCCAGTCCGAGCTCGTCGCCTTCGACCCCGGCACCGCCCGCATCGACAACATCACCCAAGACCGCTCCCTCGACCCGGACTATGCGGCCGGCCCGTACTTCGGTGCGCTGCTCGAGGCCACCCCGGCCCGCATCTCGGCCACCTACAACGCTGTCACGTATCGGATGCACTACGGGTTTGTTCAGGAGTGGCCGCAGCAGACGGTCGGCGGCGCCGCCGACGTGGCGATCTCCACCCCGCTCGAATCGGCGGATGCCTTCTCCGTGCTGGCCCAGACCGCCGCTCCCCGTTCAGAGTACGAGCTGCGGGTATTGCAAGACGACCCGATGGTGTACCTGCCGCTCGACGATTCGGTGAACGGGTTCACGAGGGACGCTTCCGACAACGACTTCTACGGCGAGCTGCCGTCCGGGCCGCGAACGTCGAGGGTCGCCGAGTTCGGCGGTGACGGCGGCGTGGTCGGCCCGTACATGTCGTCGGCGCTTTCCGGGGTGGCCGGCGACGTCACGCACACCCACCCGGACGGCGACGTGGACATCGCCGCGTTCGAGTTCCTGGTCGACGTCGGCGTCAACGAGTTCCCCGACTACTCCGGGTCGGGGACGGAGAGCTACGTCGCTCGTGTCCTGCAGATCGAGTCGGGGTTGGCGTCGTGGGTGGCGCGCATCACCCGCACCTATTCCGAGGCGCCGCTCGCCGGGAACTTCGCAGAGGTCACCACGCTTGCGTTGTATTGGACGGACGGGGCGACGGAGCGGGCGGCGACCGACATCGAGATCGGGCGCATCCGGTTCTCTGACGTCCCGACGTCGGATGCGGCGTTCGCCAAGTATCAGAAGGCGATCGCCTACCGGAAGGCGGCGACCGCGAACGCGGCAGCGGTCGAAGCGGCGAGGATCTACCGCAACCTGCAAGTGTGGGCGTGGGTCGAAGCTTCCACCGGGCGGGACGCGTCCCGCACGTTGGACTTGGCGAGAGCGCAGGAACGGGAGCTCGATCGGTTGCGCCGCGACAACGATTTCGCGGCGGAGGCGTACAAGGCAGCGACCGTGCTGGCGTCGTCGTCGGCGGCGGTGCTCACCCATCTCGACGTCGCCCGCGACGACACGTTCCGTCCGGTTCACATCGTCGGCCGGCTCACGTCAGGGCCGACGTTGCAAGTGTGGGTGGATGGCGAGTTGAAGGCGTCGTCGACGTCGACCGGTTCACCGGGCAGCGCTGGCGTGGTCGCCAACTCGGTTCGTGTCCGGCTCGCCCCCCGCGGTGTGCCGGTCGGCCATGTCGCCGTCTACGACCATGACCTCGACCCGCAGTCGATCCTGCAACATCACGTCGCCTCCCACGTCGGGCTCGGCACCCAGAAGACAGGAGTCCGAGCTCGGATGGTGTTGCACGCCATCGGCTGGCCGGAGGCCCTCGTCGACATCGACGACGGATCGTCGTACATCCGCGGCATCCCGGCCGGGTCGGTGCTCTCCTACCTTCAAGAGCTCGCCGTCGCCGAACAGGGCCGGCTGTTCGCTGCCGGAGACGGCAAGGTCACGTTCCGAGGCCGCATCTGGGATCTGCAGAACACCGCGGCGACAACGGTACAAGCGACTCTCTCCGATGACATCGCAGATACCGGGTCAATCTGGTACTCGGACGTGGTCACCATCCCAGCCTCGCGGGAGACGATCATCAACGAGGTAGTGGCGGTCCGCGATGGCGGGGTATTGCAACGGCGGGCGGTCCCCCGTTCGCAGCGGCGCACCACACACACCGCGTCGTATGCCGGACTGCTCCTGTCGAACGACCAGGGGGTAGGCAACTTCGCCACCTACCTGTTGGACCGGTACGCCGTCCGACAGACCCGGTTCGCCGAGGTGACGATCTACCCGCAGCACACCCGTCAGACGGCGGCCACGGTCTGGCCGTTCGTGTTCGGAGTGCAACCAGGTTGGCGGGTGCAGGTGAACCGCACCCCGAACGACGTCGGTGCCGAGCTCACCCAAGAATGTTTCGTCGAAGGCGTCGAGCACCAGTTCGATGCCGGCGGGGTCTGGTCGACCCGTCTCTACCTGGTTCCCGCAATCGAATCGGCGGACGATGCGCCGTGGTTCACGATCGGCGTGTCGCCGACGGGCATCGATCCGTTCCACTTCTGAGGAGGCGTTGTGCCCTACCCGACGTTCACGCACAACGTCACGAAGACGGCGACGGAATGGACGGAGGAGGTCGGCGACCAGGTCGTCTCGCAAGTCACCTCCGGGTCGCACCCCTCCGGCGTCGAAGGCCAGGTCATCCACGAGTCGGACAACGACGCCTATCTCGCGCACGACGGCACCGACTTCCGGGAGATCATGCGCCTCGGTGCGTGGCACAGCTTCACGCCGACGATCGACGGGGCCACCAGCGACCCGGCCCGCGTCAACGGCACCTGGTCCGGGCAGTACATCCTGCTCGGCAACCTCGGGCTGTTCATGTGGCAATTCACGTTCGGATCGTCCGACACGTACGGGTCGGGAGAGTGGCGGCTGCCACTGCCTGACGGGTTGACGACCTACAACTCGGTGGCGTGGCGGCTCGGGACATTCCACGCCTACGACGCGTCCACCGCCGCCAACGATCAGGTGCTCGTCCCGTTCATCCACACGTCGGATACCACGCTCATCCGCATCGGTCAGGTGCAGGGCGGCGTGTCGAACGTGTCGAACACGATCCCGTTCACGTGGACGTCGACGGATCAGCTCAACGGGTTCGCGCTCGTGCCGCTCGACCTCTGATGCCCCGCTACCCGTACGCCGAGTGGCGGCCCCTACCGGAGACGCTGCCGGGCCCCGAGCTGCAACCGACCGGCACGGTCCGGTCGTTCGTGATCCACACCCATGTCGGACCGAAGGGCGGCGGGTTCCGCAAACCGCCCCAACCGGGCCAGGAGTACACGTTCGATCTGTGCGTCGGCGCCGACCGGCTCGGCATCCCCGGACTGCGCCAGTACATGGATTCGAGCATCCGGGCCGACAACAACTACAAGGCCAACGGCTTCACCCGTGACGGCGTCTACTACATCTCCGGCTCCGTGGAGACCGGCGACGAGTTCTACGACGGCGACCCCGGCCTGACCAAGACCTTCTCGGATCTCGGCCAGTGGGACACGCTCGTCAAGCTGTGCGCCTGGTACGTCGAGACGCACGACCTGCCGATCCAGTGGTGCCCCGACCCGTACGGGCCCGGGTTCGGATGGCACAGCATGTGGCGGACCGTCACCCCCGACGATCCACACGACGACACGATCTGGACGAAGACCGCGACGAAGACGTGTCCCGGCGCGGGGAAGATCGGCCAGCTGCGAGCGGAGCTCCTACCGGCGATCCGTGACGTGCTGTCGATCAAGCCACCGTCGGAGCCTGATCCGGTGCCGCCCCCGGTGCCGATGTTGGAGGACGAGATGCTGTTCATCGCCAAGAGCGGTTCGGGCGGGTTCCACTTGATCGCCATGACCGGGTCGGGGACGACGACGACGGTCATCGCGTCGGGTGCTGACCTCGAGCAGTTCGTGCGGCTCGGGGTGCCGGTGCTCGACGTGCTGTCGGATGCTCAGTGGACGCAGTTGCGGGCGCCGAAGGTGTCGACGTTGCCGGTGGTGACGATGCCACCCCCGCCGACGGGGGACGCGGCGTGATGCCCTGGAATCCGCCACAGCAGCCTGCTTGGTGGCGTCCTCGCAATCGGTTCGGCTGCGTGGACGACCGCTACAAGACAACTCCAGGTCATGTGTTCACGTCGTCGATCTCCTACAACGGAGGCTCACCGATCCCCATCTGTTCATGGTGCGGGGAATCGGAAGACGGATGGCTGAACATCACGGCGGCGACGTGATGCCCCGCGTCGGTGTGCTGGCGTTGATCGCTCTCGCCGCGTTCGTGCTCCTCGTCGTCATCGTCGGTGACTGAACCGATGGACCCGTACTACAGCGACGAGCTGGTCACCATCTACCACGGCGACTGTCGCGATGTCCTGCCTACACTCGCCGTCGACGCTGTTGTCACGGACCCGCCCTACGGGACCGGTTACTACGTCACTGACAAGGCCATCCTGACCGGCGAGCTGATGGCGTCGTGGGTCGAGCAGTACCGAACCGTGATGGTGTTCGGCTACCCGGAACGGCTCGTCGGTCTGTGCGTCGCCGCTGAGGTGGTGCCGGTGGAGTGGGTGACGTGGTGGCCGACCAACGGCGCCGTCCGTGGAACCAATCTCAGCGGCCTCTGGAAGGAGACCGAGTGTGTCGCGGCCTTCGGCGAGCACGTTTTCGAAGACCTGCGAGTCGAACGTGAGTCGGGATCGTTCCGTCACGACGTGAAACGGTGGGCTGACGACAACAGTCACAAGCGACGGGGTACGTCTCACGGCAATCCCGAGACCCGCCGCTGCCCCGATGTCTGGCGGGATGCCTCCCCGAATCTCGGTTTCAACATCAAGCGACGGAACCATCCGAACGAGAAGCCGGTCACCGTCATGGCTCGCCTACTGGAAGCCACTCCGCCCGGTGTCGTCGCCGATCCGTTCATGGGATCCGGTTCGACGCTCGTCGCCGCCCGCCAGCTCGGCCGACGCTGCATCGGCATCGAGGTCGAGGAGCGGTACTGCGAGGTGGCGGTACGTCGACTCGATCAGCAAACTCTCGCCCTTGTCGGCGACTGATGATCTGGGTTGTCTGGCATCGGCTGTGGGACTGCTGGTGGCGGTGGGCGACCCGCTACGACCCTGAGGACTGAGCCTCCACCCGTAGACACGCGCCGGACCGGAGTCGCGCCCGAAGGCGGCCACAGAAAGGAACCGCCTTGTGGACCCGCGAGCATCTGAGGATCGCCATCGAACTGGCGACCGCCATAGCTGGTCTGTACCTGATGCTCGCCGACTTCCATCGTGGAGCGACAGCCGACTCATCACACCTGCTGGCGTGGCTGTCGCTGATCGGCGGCCCGATCGCCCTACGAGCCGACTGGCTGCGACGGCACCCCGACCGGGGGGATGGCTGATGCGACTGTGGCGCCGCTATCGGATCTTCATCACGTGGGAAGCGGTCGCCGTCGGCTGCGCCGTGATCGCCTGGCTGTCGGGACGGTGACATGCGTACTTGGCTGATCCGCCACGGCGTAGCCATCGCCATCGCTCTTCTCTATCTGCTCACCGCTGCCGGGATCTTCCGCCAATCAATGACCGTCGACGAGTTGCGCCGCGAGGCGAACCGGTCCGCCCGCACCGACTGCGAGCTCGATCAGCGCACCAACGAACGGATCGTCGAGTTCGCCGGGCTCATCGCCGACATCCTCGAAGACGCCGGCCCCGAAACCGAAGGCGGACGACGGTTGGTCGCCGATCTCCGCCAACGCGCCCTCCACCTGTTCCCAACCTCTGCCGACTGCCGCTAGGAGACCTGATGGCCACCATGCCCAAAGAGGTGCACATCGACGTGATACCCGATGTCCATTGGGAGACCCTGACCGCCGTCGAGCGTCCCTACGGCGTCATCGTCGGCATTGCGCGGGACACCGAACCCGAGGTCGCCGGCCACATCAAGGCGTTCCTCAGTGACGAGTTCCCCGGCGTCCACTTCTGCGTCATCGCCGGCGCGTCGTCCGTCGCGTTCCCGCTCCCCCGAGAGGAGACCTGATGTCCGACACCCAAGCGTGGATCCTCGTCGTCGAAGTCGGAGTCATCGCCCTCCAAGCCCTCGTCGGGCTCATCCGCAGATAAGGAGCGAACGATGTTCAAGTACCTGAAAGCGGTCGTCGCCGTCGTCGGTGTCGTCGCCACCACCGTGTTCGGACTGCTCGAGGACGGAGAGTTCACCGGCGACGACTGGCGGAACACGGTCATCGCCGCGCTCACCGCGATCGGCGTCTACCTGTTCCCGAACGAGACGGGCACGGCGGACGGCTAGTCGATCTTGAACGTGCCGTCAGCGGCGTAGGTCAGCGCCGTCCGCACCGGCAGGTCCGTCACTCGCGGATCCGATCGGCGAAGGATCCGTACCTTCACCCACTCGCGGCGGGTGAGCGGCCGATCGTCATAGACGGTTGCCCACAGAGCATCGACCTTGCCGATCTGGCCTTTCAGCGTCTCGCCGTACAGGCCTGTGTTCCAAGTCTCGTCCGCCGCGTCGTACATGCCCCTCACTCTACGCCGGAGGTCAACCGTGGCCGACCTGCTCCGCTTCCTCATCGACGTCGAGCTCGTCACGTTCGGCGGTCTCGCCGCCTTCGCTGCCCTGTGGCAGCTCGGCGAACGGCTCGCCCGGTGGCTGTGATCCTCGCCCCGGAACGCCGCTGGTCTTGCCCGAACTGCGACCTCGAGGAAGTCACCCACGAAGCGAAGCCACACAGCCGATTCCACTCCTGCCGCGGCCTCAAGGGCCTGACGGCGCCGATGGTGCCGGCCGGCACCCGCTGCAAGGTCGAAGCCGTCGAACGCGGCGACTGGGTCGGCACCGAGGACGTCACCTACGACGGCGACGGCCGCCCCGTCATGGCCGTCGTCACCACCCGCGACCACGGACAGGACACCGCCGTGTTCGCCCCGTGCGCCCACGCTGGCGCGAAAGAGAGGTAACTGAAATGGCAGATGTAAAGAGCGAAGGCAGCGCCTTCGACGTTTCGACTCATGGCGAGGTGGATGACGGCGATCAGCCGGCCAAGCTCGACGTAGCGATTGATCGGCAACGCGCCAATCTCGCCGCTTACGAAGCGCGTGCCGCGAAGGCCGCAGGCGCCGTCGCTCAGGCAACGGCTGAAGCGGAAGCCAAGGCGACGGAAGCCGTAGCTGCCGTGGAGGTCGAAAGGGCAATGCTCGCCGAGCTCGAAGCTCGCCGCGCCGCAGTAAAGGAGAACGACTAATGGCATGGTCAGCATCGGCGATCTTCCGCGCCTTCGTCACCGACATCGCAGGGAACGTCACCGCGATGGATCTCTCCGGGGCGAGCGTCGACACGTTCAAGGCCGCCCTCTACGACAACGACATCACCCCGTCGAAGGACGCGTCGTCTGCGAACTCGGCGTACAACGCCGACCAGTGGACCGCCTCCGGCAACGAGGTGTCCGACGGCACCGAGTGGGACGCCGCCGGCGAACCGCTCGTCTCCCCGGCCATCTCGAACCCGTCGTCGGGGGTGGTCATGTGGGACGCCAACGACACCGTGTCCGGCGGGTCGAGCGCCACCCTGGCGAACGTGTTCGGCTGCCTCGTCTACGACGACACGATCGCCACCCCGGTCGCCGACCAGGGCGTGTCGTATCACTACTTCGGTGGCACCCAGTCGGTCACCGACGGGACCTTCACGATCGTCTGGCACGCCAACGGTCTCTGGCGCATCACGGTCTGAGCTCGAGCCGCGGCGGCGGCACGCACGCGGTGAGAGGCTGAGCAATGACTGTTGCACACGTCGGCGGCGACACCGCGTTCCACGGGGCCGGCAACACCTGCACATCGGATTCGTGGACGTCGACGTCGGGCAGCCTGATCGTCGTCATCGCGTTCTACTACAACACGGCGGGCGCGGCGGCTGACGGGGACGTCACCGACTCCAAGACCAACAGCTACACGCTGTGGCCGGGGGCGACCGCCGGGGGTGGCACCGACCAGACCCGCGTCGACGTCTACTACAACAACGGTGGCACCCGCGGCACGACGCACACCGTCTCGGTGAACCGGACCGGCGACTCGGGGTCGCTCGCGAACTGCGCGGTGATCGAGCTCACCGGGCAGCACGCCACCACCCCGATCAACACCGACACGGACGCCGGCTCCACGGACGCCACGTCACCGTTCGATGTGACCGCGGCGGCGGCGATCTCCGGAACCGTCGTCGCCCTGTACGGCAACGTCGTCGACACCGGCAACACCGACAGCTACGGCGCCCCGTCCGGGTACTCGCCGATCATCGTCGAGTCGGATGGTTCGTCGACGCTGTGCTCGGCTGGCTACTACAAGGAGAACGAGACCGGGACGCCGACGGTCGGGGCGACCAAGGGTGGCACGATCGCCAACGCCGCGTCGGTGTTCGTCACGGTCAACATGGCGTCGTCGGGCACCAACGTCGACGCCGGCCACGCCTCCGGTACCGGCACGGCAGAGAACGCCACAGTCCAGACGAACTCGAACCCGTCAGCCGGTCACGCCGCGGCGACCGGCGAAGCGTTCGGCGTGTCGACGCCGGGGGCCGGCACGTCGGTGGACGCTGGGCTGGCCGAAGGGTTCGGTCACGCGATCGGCCCCAACCGGTTCGCCTACGTCGTGCAGGTGTCCGGCGCTGCCCTGACGACCAACGATCCGGCGGTGACGTTCACCGGCTACACGGCCAAGGCGAACGACCTCGTCATCCTGTTCGTCTCGTCGACGACGGTGCTCGGCGCGGTGGCGAACGCTTCACTGCCCGCCGGCTGGGTCAACCCGCTGGGTGACGGGGCGGAGATCAACTCCGACGCTCACGGGATGGCGTGCTTCTACCACTTCGTCACCTCGGCGGAGGAGACGGGTGGCACGACCACCTACACGGCGACCGATGCGCTCGACGCGGCCGAGACCGGTTACGTGCAAGGCGTCGTCATCCGCAACGCCGAGACGACGGACCCGGTCGACGGGTCCGGCACGGCGCAAGACTCTGCGAACACCGTCACCCCGCACGTCCTCGCCGGGATCACCGGCACCGGCGGTGTGCTGCTCGACCATTCGCTTGTCATCTCGTCGGTGGCGAAGGACGGCACCGGCGACTACGGCACCAGCGCGCCGGCCGGGTGGACCTGGCTGCGCAACGACAACACGAACAACGGCCGATGGCTCGGCATCCGCCAGGCTCGGACCACGGCGTCGACGAACGTCACGGCGACGAACATCACCCCGTCGGGCGGTGACGAGTACGCGTCGATCACGCTTGCCATCCGCCAAGTCATCATCTCGATGGCTGCCGAACAGGCGGCCGGCACCGGCACCGCGAACAACGCGTCGGTCAACGTCGCGCCGAACGCCGGAACGGCGGCAGGCACCGGCGCGGCGGAGGACGTCACCTCCGGTGGGGGTGGCACCGACGTCGACGCCGAGCTCGCCACCGGCACCGGCGTCGCCGAGAACGCATCGACCAAGGTTTCCCCCAACGCCGGCGAAGCGACCGGCACCGGTGCCGCCGACACGGCGTCGGCGAAGGTTGCCCCCAACTCGGGCACCGCGACCGCCACCGGCGTCGCCGAAGCCGCAGCGCCGTCACTGAAGCCGAACGCCGGGACCGCCACCGCGACCGGGGTCGCCTTCGGGCCGATCTTCCAAGTGTTCGCCACCGCTGTGTCGGCGAACGGTCGCTACCTCGAGGACCAGAACGGTACCCCGTGGCTCGGCAACGGCATCTCCATCCAGATGTGGCAGAACTACCAGCCGGGCGGCGCCGACATCACGTCGCTGCTGTCGAGCTCGGAGACGCTCGGCGTCAACCTGTGGCAGTGCATCGGCAACGCCAAGGGCGCAGCCATGAACGCCCCCGAAGACGGCTCCGACTGGGACGGCAACCTGCCGTACACCGGTGGGGACATCACCACCCCCAACTCGGCGTACTGGGTGGACACGATCCGAGCCCACGTCCGGGCCGCCGCCTCGGCCGGCATCACCGTCATGCTCAACCCGGTCGACAACATCTCGTGGGCCAACGACTTCGGCTCCGAGACCGCCGCCGACTGCTTCACCCTCGGCCAAGCGTTGGGCGCCTGGTTCGCTGACGAGCTCAACATCATTTGGTCGATCGGCAACGACTGGCAGACAACCCAATGGTCGGCGCTCAACGCCCAGTACGGGGCGCTTCTCGCCGGGATCCGTGACGGCGGCGCCACGCAGCCGTTCGGGATCTGGGCCAACTACCTCCGGTCGATCTCCACCGACAACACCGATTGGGACGGCACCACCAACCACTCCGGGATCGTGTGGGAGTACCCGGACATCAACTTCGTCTACACCTATTACACGACGGAGATCGAAGCGAAGCGGGCGTGGCAGTTCGACAACATCCCCGTCCTGTTCGTCGAGTCGCACTACTGGCAGTCCCGGTTCCACACGGTGGACGGCATCTCGACCACGACCCGCAAGGCGGTCCGCAAGAACGCCATCCGGGCGATCTGCTGGGGGAGCCTCGGCGGGTCGATCGTCTCGAGCGACGACCTCAGCCTGGCGACCACCGACGCCGACACGGACATCACCGACGTCGTGTTCGCCCACGTCGCGAGGACGATTGCCCACATCGCCAGCCTCGACGGCTGGGAAGGGCTCGTCGGGGACTACGCCGCCGCGTTCGTCACCACCAACGCCGACACGGAACCGACGCAGGGCGACGTCGACACGCCGCCCGACAATGGGCAGGACGCCGATACGACGGACTTCACGACGGCTGGGGTAACCGCCGACGGGATGCTCGCCGTCGTCTACGTCACCGCCACCGGCAACACGTTCGACCTCGGCGAGCTGACCGGCACCCCGACCCACTACTGGTTCGACCCGACCTCCGGTGACACCACCGCTCCGACGACCGGACAACCCACCTATCCGGGCAACAACGACGCCGGCGACCCGGACTGGCTGCTCATCTTCCTCGGCTCGACCCCGACCGAGGCAGAGTCGGCGTCCGGGACGGGCACAGCCAACAACGCCTCCGTCAACGTCGCGCCGAACGGCGGCACGGCATCCGGATCAGGCGCGGCGGACACGGCCGCGGCGAAGCTGTCACCGAACGCCGGTGAGGCGACCGGTACGGGCGCGGCGGACACAACCTCGGACACAGTCGCCCCCAACGCCGGCACGGCCACCGGGATCGGTGTCGCGAACGACGCGACGGTGTCGACCCAGTCGGCGACAAACGCCGACGCCGGACATGCCGCCGGCGCCGGGGTCGCTGACAACCCGTCGGTGGCGCTGGCCGTCAACACCGAGGCGGCCGCCGCGACCGGTACCGGATTCGACGCGACGGTGCAGATCACCGAACCCGGCGAAGTGCTGGCCGGTGAAGGCGTCGGCACCGGTGAGGCGTACCAGCCGTCGATCAAGGTCACGTTCGGGGCTGGGCACGCCGAGGCGACGGCGTTGGCGCTCGATCCTGGCCCGTCGCTCGGTGCGGTCACCGAGGCGGTGGCGGCCATCGCCGTCGTCGCTCAGGTCGCCGTCGCGGTTGCGGTCAACGCCGGGCACGCCTCGGCGGCCGGGGTGGCGTCCAACGCTGAAGGGCCGTTGATCCCGGACACGCAACCGACCACCGTCCGTCCGTGGCGGGAACCAGCGATCCGGGCATGGCGGGAACCGACGATCCGACCGTGGAGGAGCGACTAGCGATGGCACGACCGGTCGAGCTCGAAGTCATCTCCGGCAACGAGCTGCCCACCTTGGTGATCCCGTGGCTGGACGCTGACGGGGCGAACGTCGACCTCACCGGCGCGTCATTCATTCTCCGGGTGGCGGCCGCCACCGACCCCGGCGCCACATTGGACGAGATCGACTCGGGGATCACCGGCGGCAACGGCTCGGCCACGTTGACGCAACCCGTCGTCCTTGCCCTCGGCGCCCTCAACGCTCCGCCGTCCACGGACACGCTCCGCCTCAAAGGCTGGCTGACCGCGAACCCGTCCGGCGACCCCCGCACCGCCCTGCTCAACATCACCGTGCTGCCGGCGGCGGAAGACATCCCGTGATGTGGCCGCTCGCCGCTACCCGGGTCTACTCCGGTATGGGCCGCTGGACCTGCCTGCACTGCGGAGACGTCGTCTGGCGGGCCACCGAACCGGAGCCGTGCTTCGTGTGCGACCGGCCCGGTGTCCTCGTCACCGCTCACCATCCGGCCCCCGGCGACTCGCACAGCTACGTGACGAGACGGGAGCTGCTCGACCCGCCCGTCGACAGGCTGTTGCCGTAGCAGGGAGGCGGCAGCATCTCGACGAGACGCACCAGGGCGCCGCAACGGCGACACGCGTTCGGCGAGTAGTCCTCGTGCCAGTGGATGAGCCGTTCGTAGGAGCGATGGCCGTTCAGGCAGATGCCTAGATACTCGGTCTCCACGGTTTCATCCTAGCCACCCTCCGCCGTCCCTCCCTTCGGCGGGATGCGCCCCCGGCTCCGGTCGGGGGCGCTTCTTCGCGTCCCAGGGACAGAAATGTTTGCAACAGGGGTTGACGGATGGCTGCAAGTGTGGTTGAATAATGACATGACAGAGAACGAGAAGATCACCGATCCGGTGACCGGCTGGACCTACACCCCCGAGGCATGGGCGCAACGCCGCGACTACCTGCGCCGCTACAACGAGCAGCTCGAGCGCCAGATGGAAGACGAAGCATCATGACAACACTTTGGGCCAATGAGCACGACGGGCGCATCTCCTGCGAAGAGCACGGCGGTCGCTACCTGCAGGCAGCCATCGTCGCCAAGCCGACCGCCCGCACCCACCGCACCCCGCTCGGCGACTGGGAGAAGATGACAGACGCCGACCTTCGCGAGTGGGAGGCCGAGATCGGGCAGCCGATGACGTGCGAGATGTGCGCCTACACGGCGCGCCCCCATCTGACGGCCGTCCGGTGACCACCCCGCCCGCTCTCCGGGCCGTCACCACCGCCGCCGGTCGCTACATGGACAAGGCTCTCGCCGAGGGACAGGCCCGCGTCGCTCGCGACGACGCCATCCGTGCCGCCCGCGCCGAAGGGCACACCCTCACCGCCATCGGCCAAGCCGCCGGACTCTCCCACGAAATGATCCGCCGCATCTGCGAGGAGGAGAAGTGAGCATCGCACCCGACGAACTCGATGAGCTCTACGCAGACATCTGTGACGCCGTCACACGCTGGATGCTGGACATCCCGGACGATGATGGTCTCACTCACACTTGCGATGAGGCACGCGTGGTCGCTGCCCGTGTCGTTGAGGTCCTTGGAGAGTACGGGTTGCTGCTCGACATCGGCGAGGTTCGGTGGGGTCCAACAGAGGGGGTCCGGCTGGGTGCAGACATAACTCAGTCGTGACTCGCCCGTCACTGCCTGACGGATTCCATTCCATCATCGTGATGGATTGATTCCGCCTATCCATCATCCGTCGCGTGGCATCTCTGTGGCATGTTTCCTCAGGGACAACGCACCCGACGCCACTACAGCACACTAGGCACCATCTCCTACCATCTAATGCGTCAGGGTTCCGATCATCGCACTGTCGAGGTCGCCCGTTCGAGTCGGGTCACCTCCACCGCACAGACCTCCTGCGTAGCGCCCCTCCCCACTCCGGGGAGGGGCGTTTCCGCGTCTCGACAGTTGTACCAACTTGTGGCATCATTGCCACAATGACCGAACCACGCAGGGACAACGGGAATGTCGCGGCGAGACTCCGTCGCTTCACGATCCGGCGGCGGTGGAACTGCGCTCCCGGCGGCAGCATCCGCCACCGCGTGTTCCGACTCACCAGCGAGCGGCCGTGGTGGGACTGGGGCAAGCATCTCATGACCATCGTCGGCCAGGACCAGAGCGGCAACTACAGCGAGCCGCGCCCACGGACGTGGTGGTATCGGCTCGGCCCACCCAAACGCCAACAGCGGACCGGCTTCCCCCGCCACCCGCTGTCCACCTACCAGATCGTCAAGGACTACACCGAGTTCCGCCGCCTCACCGAAGGTCTCAACGAAGACCAGATGTACGAATGGCAGGCGCTCAGTGTCAACCAGGACGGGGAGCTGACCCTCGGACATCGCTACTGGGGCGGCAACTTCTACGGGATGCGTAAATGCGACGTAGCCCTACTGCGCCGTTATCTGCGCCACTGGCGGCGCATCGACTGGTGGGGGCTGCGCTCCTGGCTCTACAGCCAAGGACTACACGCCACCGTCTACCGCAAGAAGCCATTCTCGTGTGGCGCCCGACCCGGCCCAGGACACGGCGGCTACGACCACTGGTCGTGCCAACTGTCGCGTCGCCACGACGGCATGCACCGGATGAACAACTACGTGTGGGGCGACATCGACGGCGAACCAATCGGCGCTCACCAGATCCCGGAACGGGTCGCTTAGGCCGATGACTCGCCGCCGCCAGTACGGCACCGGGTCCATCACCCCCACCACCATCCGCGGCGTCTGGCGCATCGACGTCAACCTCGGCACCGACCCCGTCACCGGACGCCGCCGCCGCTACGTCCGCCACTACCACGGCACCCGCTCAGAAGCCGAAACATACGTCGCCCAAGTCCGCGCCGACCGCTCCCGTGGCCTGATCCGCGGCACCCGCCAAACCTTCGACCAGCTGCTCGAACGGTGGCTGCGCACCGCCGAGCTCGCCCAATCCACCCGCGAGAACTACGCCCGAGTCATCCGTGACTACCTGTCGCCCCACCTCGGCTCCGTCCCCGTCGACAGGATCGACGCCGCCGCCCTCGACTCCCTCTACGGGCTCCTACGCTCCCAAGGCGTCGGGGTGGCGAGGATCCGCACCGTCCACGCCGTCGCCTCGTCGGCGCTCACCAAGGCCGCCAAGTGGGGCTGGATCACGACGAACCCGGCCCGGTACGCCACCCCACCCGCCGACCCCCGCAACGAGGCCGCCGTCCCCGCTCCGGATGTGGTCGCCCGGCTCATGACCGAAGTCGACCGGGCCGACCTCTCCGACCTCGTCCTCATCCGCTTGGCGGCCGCCACCGGCGCCCGACGCGGCGAGCTCGTCGCCCTCCGTTGGGGAGACATCGACCTCAAAGCCGGGACGGTCACGATCCGCCGGGCCCTGTCCACCGTCAAGGGCGGGTGGGTGGAGAAGCCCCCGAAGAACAACCGGACCCGGACCGTGTCGATCGGCCCGAACATGGTCGGCCGGCTACGGGAGCTGCGCCGCGCCCGGGGCCTGCTCGCCGGCCCCGACTGGTTCGTGTTCCTCGCCCGCACCGACGGCGAGAACCGGCCGCTACGCCCCGACGCCGCCGGCACCGCGTTCACGAGGATCCGGGATCGGGTGCCCGGCTGCGAACAGGTCCACCTCCATTCGCTGCGGCACTTCGTCGCCACCGAAGGACTCCGCAACGGAGTCCCGGTGAAGATCATGCAAGGCATCCTCGGCCACACCAGGGCGACGACGACGCTGGACATCTACGGACACCACATGCCCGGCCAGGACCGGGAAGCGGCCGACAGCCTGGACGCACTGCTCGGATGAGGCCGAGCCCCCGGCCCCGCCGGGACGGACCGAGCAGAGCCGGGGACCGACCGTAGTCAACCAGCCACGCTCCGCCTAGAACAGACCCCCCCCCGGTACGAAACCCCGTCCCACCCCTCATCTATCGTGGACACCGGCGTCCGTTCGCTCTACAACTGCCCACGGCGGGCGGACGCCACCGGCGAACCCAGTGGAAGGGGTGCGGGGAATGGCGGGAACGTCCGACCACGTCGCGATGCTGTGCGAACGCGTCAGCGCTTTGGAGGAGTGGATGGAGATGATGGTCCTCGAGGTCGAGTGCCTTGCCGCTGACCTTTGCGGATCTGCTCCAACGCCTCCGCCATCCGGACCATCTGAGCCTCAAGGGCATCCACGCGCTGCGTGAGCTCATTGTGGTGCTCGACGTCGGGTGGCTCGACGCCGAGCACCCGGTTGATCCTATTGACGGTCGTGGTGCGCCGCTGACGTTGCACGCCAGCCTCGATCTCCAAGATGGTCTGATCGGAGACACCGGCCCGTAGCGCCAGCTCCTTCTGAGTGAGGCCACGCGCCTCGCGTTGCTGCCGCACCCATCTACCCCACCGCTCCGGATCCATCGCGGCCAACTTTGCCAAGTCTCTACGTCTGGGGGTCAGCGTACGGGCATTGCGCAAGACTATTTCCTCCCCGCTCTTGCCAAGTTTGGCATGATCGTGTATAACTTGGCTTCTATGGAGTTCCCGATCAGCGCCGTGGCCGTCCGGCGGCTACGCACCCTCGCCGGTCTCAGTCGGGACGAGCTCGCCATCAAGGCGTCAGTACGCCGCGAGACCGTGCGCCTGATCGAGACCGGAGCCACCACCCACCCACGAGCAAAGACCGTCCGGGCCATCGCCAAGGCACTCAAGGTCGACATCGCCGAGCTGTACGAGACCGAGGTGGCCGCGTGATGGCGACCGCACCCAAGCTGTCCGCCGCCGCCACACCCGCGGGCCGTGTCGACGGCACCGATGCTACGGCATCCATCCCCCGCATCACGCTTTCCGTCGCCAACGCCGCCGCCGCCCTCGACGTCTCCCCCTCATTCCTCCGCACCCTCATCGACGACGGCACCGTGCCGGTCATCCGCATCCGTGGCCGGGTGCTGGTCCCGGTCGCCGGGCTGGCCGACGCGATGGCGGCACTCACCGGAAAGGGAGCGGCGTGATGGCTGAGGCTAGGCATCTCTCACTGTCGCTCTACGAGCACGACGGATACGAGATCGCCCATGTTCGTGCCGGACATCGAGGCGTGAAGCGCATCGTGCCTCCGGCCGGTGAGCGCTATGCGTTCGACGTCGACCAGTGGGCGCGTCGCATCGAAGTGTCCGTGTCACCTACGGGCCGCAGCATACGGATCTACGTGGACGGACGCGAGGTCCGGCCGTGAACCTCACCGACGCCCGCCACCTTCGCGACCTCCACCGCGTCGACAACCCGACCGTGGACTGGGTCGTCGACGAATGCGTCCCCGGCTACTTCGTCGTGCTCGACCGGACCTACGCCGCACCCGACCACATCCGAGAGGACCCTATGTCTGCCATCGTCCGCGCCGACACCCCCATCCACTTCGTCGGCCGACGAGGCGACCAGTGGGAAGAGACGATCGCCGCCGACATCCCCGTCGAACCTGTCGCCCAGCTCAACGGCAAGGTCGGGTTCTGGCTCGCCGGCCTGTACGCCTGGTGCGACACCGGTGGAGTGAAGACGGAGGACAAGCGTCGCGTCCGTCTCTGCCCCGTCTGCGAACGCCCGAACGGAACCAAGGGCCACCTTTGCGCCAAGTGCCGCACAGCCGAACAGGGCAGGCCGTGATGGGCTCGTTCGCCGACGTCGTGTTCGCCGTCGCCGACGCCGCCAACCGCGGCTGCGACGACGCCACCCCGCTCAAGATCGCCGCCACCCTCACCCCGCTCCAAGCCCTCGAAGTCAACACCTGGGCTCGAGAGCTGGCTCGCGAAACCGCCTACATGGCCGAGCTCGTCGACCACACCCGCCGCATGGCAGAAACGGCCGGGCATCCGTGCGTCTGGCAGGAGTCGTGATGTACCTGTTCGACCTCACCGACGAGGAAGTCGCCGCCCTGCGCTGCGACCCGGCCGACGGCTGGCACCAGATCGAGTCCCCCGTCTCCCATCATCCGCCCGAGGCGGGGGACTCACCGTGAGGTTCGCTTACGCCGACCCGCCCTACCTCGGGTGCGCCGTCAAGTTCTACGGCGACCATCCCGACGCCGCCGTGTACGACACTGTCGACGGCCATCGGGCGCTGATCGAACGGCTCGTCGACGAGTACCCGGACGGGTGGGCGATGTCCTGCACCGTCCCCTCGCTGCGCGAGCTCTGGCCGCTGTGCCCCGACGACGTGCGCATCGGCGCGTGGGTGAAGCCCATGCACGTCTTCAAGAAAGGCGTCTACCCGGCGCACGCGTGGGAACCGGTCATCTTCCGTGGCGGCCGCATCAAGGTCGCCCCTCCCGTCAAGGGCGGCACCGCGGTCACTCCCCGCGACTGGGTGTCCGCCAACATCACACTTCAACGCGGCGTCGTGGGAGCAAAGCCCGAGGAGTTCGTGCGTTGGGTGCTGGCGATCCTCAACGTCCAGCCCGATGACGAGTTCGTCGACCTGTTCCCCGGATCAGGGGCAGTGCAACGCGCCTACGACCGGTGGCTACGGGAACGACCGCTGTGGGAGGCGTCGTGACCGCCCTCGACCCTGTCACCTGGGCCGCCTGGCCGCTCATCGGCTTCCTGCTCGTCGCGGTAGCCGTCCTCGCCGTCGTCGGCTTCTTCATGTGGGGCGCCGACCGCATCGCCCGCACCCTCGCCAACCGCCGGTGGGGCCCCGTCCACGACCCCGACCACCCGTCGACCCGACGTCAGGACGACGCAGCATGACAACGGCGATCGAGTGGACCGACGAGACGTGGAACCCGGTCACCGGCTGCGACAAGGTCTCGCCCGGCTGCGACAACTGCTACGCCGAGACGCTGACGAAGCGGTGGCCGCTCACGTTCCCCAACGGGTTCAAGGTCACGCTCCACCCGGACCGGCTCGACCAGCCGTTGCACTGGCGTAAGCCGCGGCGGGTGTTCGTCAACTCCATGTCCGACCTGTTCCACCCGGACATCCCGGACGAGTTCATCGAGCAGGTGTTCGACCGGATGTTGTACGCGGCGGAGCACACCTATCAGGTGCTCACCAAGCGACCCCAGCGGATGGCGCGGTGGGTGGAACGGTTCCTCGCCCCGGCCCTACTGCCGACCGTGCTCAGTCACATCTGGCTCGGCACATCCATCGAATCCGACCGGTACACGTTCCGCGCCGACCACCTCCGCCGCACCCCCGCCGCCGTCCGCTTCCTCTCCCTCGAACCGCTCCTCGGTCCCCTCCCGTCGCTCAGCCTGGACGGCATCAACTGGGTGATCGTCGGCGGCGAATCCGGCCCCGGACACCGACCCATCGAAGCCGACTGGGTGCGTGACCTGCGCGACCGCAGCGTTGCCGCCGGGGTGCCGTTCTTCTTCAAACAGTGGGGTGGCCGCACCCCGAAAGCCGGCGGGCGCGAGCTCGACGGCCGCACCTGGAACCAATACCCGTCGATGACCCGCAGCAGCGACGCCAACCCACAGGAGACCCCGTGAAAACCGTCGCTGTCCTCGCCCTCGTCGCCCTCCTGGCGGCGTGCGCCCCGCAACCCCGATGCCAGACCACGTCCGCAGGCATCGCCTGCACCTTGGAGGCCAGACCGTGAACCGCTATCGCAAACGTCCTGTGGAAGTCGAGGCAATGCGTGTGCCCGACCCCGACGAGTTACAGGAGTGGGGCGAGCTGTCCGGGTGGCTCCTATCCCACGAGGCGGCGGACTTTGAGCTCGCTGGTCCCGATAACGGATTCGGCGTCGACGGGCTCATCATCCACACCCTTGAAGGCGACATGCGCGCCGACATCGGCGACTGGATCATTCGCGGCGTCAAAGGCGAGTTCTACCCGTGCAAGCCCGACATCTTCGACGCGACCTACGAACAGGTGACCTCATGACCCCCCGTCATCTCATCGCCGGCGCTGCCATCGCCGCCGCCGCCCTCATCGCCACCGGAGGCGTCGCCTCCGCTCACGAAGCCGAACCCGTCTGCACCGACGACGGCTACACCGTCGTAGCCACCACCTCCGAACCGGGCTTCACCTGGGCCGACAACGGCGACGGCACCTGGACCGCCACCTGGGGCGACGGGTTCACCGTCACCGGCGACGCCCCCGAGGAATGCCCCACCCCGGCCACCACCACGACGACGGCACCCACCACCGTGCCGTCCACGACGTCCCCGGCGGAACCGACCACGACAACCACCACACCCCCGGTGGTCTCCACGTCGACGGCACCGGGAACGACGGCGCCCCCCGAGACCAGCACTCCGCCCGCTGGTCCGGGGGCGCCACCCAGCTCCGTCGCCTCCAGCACCAGGGCCGCGCTGCCGGCCACCGGGGATGACACGACCCTCACCCTTGTCGTCGGAGGCATCATCCTCGCCGCTCTCGGAGCGCTCGTCGTCGGCTACACGAGGCGCCGGGCTCAGTGACCTCAGACCGCCTTATCGTCGGCGTCGACCCTGGCGCCACCGGCGCCTTCGCCTGCCTCACCGACACCGGCGAGCTCGTCTGGTGTGAGGACATGCCGACCCCGTTGACCGGCTACATGGTCGCCTCCATCTTCCTGCTCGACCCGATCTACCACGTCATCGTGGAACGGGCCCAGGCGCGCCCGAAGGAACGGGCAGGCGCGGCGTTCAACTACGGCACCGGATACGGCGTCATCCTCGGCGTGCTGAGCGGCTGGGCCGCGCTCGCCCATCATCCACAGACGACGCCGAACGGGCTGCTCACCACCGCAGCGATACCCGCCCCGTCGTTCGAGACCGTCCCACCCGCCACCTGGAAGAAGACGCTCGGACTCACCGGCAAAGACAAGGCCGCAGCCCGAGCGATGGCGCAACAGACGTGGCCCCACCACGCCCACCTGTTCACCCGAGTCAAAGACCACGGCCGCGCCGAAGCCGCCCTCATCGGGCTCTGGTGGGTCCGGCAGCGGATGGGGGTGGCGGCGTGAGTGTCACCGGTTCCCTGCCTGACTGGGCCACGGCCGAGATGACCCGTCTCGCCGCCGAACGGGACCGGTTGGCTGCCCTCATCGACGCCTGGCGCCCCGTCGTCGCCGCCGCCGTGTCTGCCGTCGACCGGACCCGCCAAGACGCCCCCTATCACGGACCCGGCGCCACCTGGCTCGACATGGAAACCGCCGTCGACGCACTCTCCGATGAGGCGAGACCGTGACCGCCACCTACCACGTCGGTGACGTCCGCCAAGTCCTCGCCACATTCGACGACGACACGTTCGACCTCGCGTTCACGTCGCCGCCGTTCCTCGCCCTGCGCAGCTACCTGCCCGCCGACCACCCCGACAAGGCGCTTGAGATCGGATCCGAAGCCACCCCCGGCGAATACCTCCAAACCCTGCTCGACCTCACCCAAGAATGGGGGCGGGTGCTCACCCGCCACGGGACCCTGGTGGTCGAGCTTGGCGACACCTACGCCGGGAGTGGGGGAGGCGGAGGCGACTACCTGCCCGACGGTCTGCGAGAGAACCAGCCGGGATTCGGCGGCTCAGCCGAACGGCAACGGGAAGGCAACGCCGCCCACTGGCGGCAGAAGAACCGGGAACCCGCCGGTTGGCCGCTCGACAAATCCCTGTCACTCATCCCCACCCTCTACCCCGCCAGCCTCGCCTACGGCCGCAACCTACTCACCGGCCAACCCTGCGACCGGTGGCGCATCCGCAACCTCATCGTCTGGCACCGCCCCAACCCGCCCGTCGGCGCACTCGGCGACAAAGTCCGGCCGTCCACCTCGTACCTGACCGTCGCCTGCAAAGCGAGAGACCGATGGTTCGACCTCGACGCCGTGCGGGGGCCCATGAATGATCACTCACTCCGCTATTGGGAGAACGGATCGAAGGCGCGAGACGGGTTTACGGACCGGAAAGATGCGTACGAACGCGACGGGTCCAATCCCCCCAACCCCGCCGGCGCGCCGCCGCTCGACGCCTGGTTCGACCAATGGGACCCCACCAACCCCCACGACGTGTGGACCATCCCCACCCAACCCTACAAGGGCGCCCACTACGCCACGTTTCCGTATTCGTTGGCGAAACGAGTCATCGAGATGTGCTGCCCCCGGCAGGTGTGCCAGACGTGTGGGGAACCGAGCCGGCGGATCACAGAACGCAATGGCAATCTCGATCCGACAAGGCCACAAGCCCGACGGGCGATGCAACTTGCCGAAGAAGGCGGGCTCACTGAGGAACACTTCGCCGCGATTCGCGCCTTCGGCATCCACGACGCTGGCAAAGCTCAAGTCACCCAAACCGGAGCAGGCAAGAACAGCGCCGAAGTGAAGCGGCTCGCCGGTGAAGCCAAGACAGTGCTCGGCGGTTACTTCCGGGAGTACCTGATCGAACGACCGGCGACGTCGGGCTGGACCGACTGCGGCTGCTCCGACGACGGCTCACACTGGCGACCCGGACACATCCTCGACCCGTTCGCCGGCAGCGGCACCACGTTGGAAGCCGCCGTCGCCCTCGGCTACACCGCCGTCGGCATCGACCTCGACCCTAGGAACCTCGACCTCGCCCGCCAACGCGTCGGCATGTTCCTGGAAGTGGCGTCGTGACCCCCCGTCTCGTCACCTACCAATGCCCGAGATGTGGCGACGCGATGCCGGCTCTCGAAGGCGGCGAAATCAGCCACGCCTGCACCCACAACCGCAACCGCGTCACCGTCTGGACCGTCGTCGACGACGACCGTGAGCAGGTGGACGCATGACCGGCTACCAGCTCCCCACCAACCCACGACGCGAACCGTGGATGACCGACGGCGCCTGCACCGACATCGGCCCTGACCTGTTCTTCCCCGAAGGCGCCGGCGGAGGCCAATCAGGCACCGCCGTCACCGCCAAACAGATCTGCAAGAGCTGCCCCGTCCGCCTCCAATGCCTCGAATACGCCATCGCCAACCGCGAACAATACGGCGTATGGGGCGGCGCCGCACCTCGCGACAGACGCAAGATCGCCGCCCAACGGGCACGCCGAAACCGGCTCATGGGGGCAGCATGACCATCGCCATCCTCGCAATCACCGTCGCCTGCGTCGTCCTCGCCGCCTTCATCGCCGTCGGCCCCGAGCTGTGGAACCGGTTCCACCCCGAATGGCGCATGTTCCGCAATGACCCCGACCGGTGGATGGACACCTACCTCGGCCGACACAACGGACGAGACATCTACGACACGACCGAAATCGACACAAAGGAGGCGGCGTGAAGCTCTCCTACAACGACGAATCACACGCCTACTGGCTCGACGGCAAGCGCCTCACCAGCGTCACCAGCGTCGCCAAGATCCCCGACAACCGCTGGAACCTCGAACGCTGGAACGAGCGCATGGTCGCCATCGGCGTCACCCTCGACCAGACGTTGAGGGAGACGATCGCCGCCCACTACGACGACAAGGACAAGCTCGACGCCTGCTGCGAGGACGCCAAGAAGCTGGCGAAGGCCCACGAAGGACGGGACCGGGGAACCAACGTCCACCGCATCACGGAGCGGGCTGACCTCGGTCAGTACGTCATCCCAACCCCGCTCTCCGAGGGCATCCTCGCCGACTACCAGACGGTGCTCGACATCGTCGGGCTCGAGGTCATCCCCGACTTCGTCGAACGGATCGTCGTCTACCCGGACGAGGGCGTCGCCGGACGGTTCGACAACCTGATGTGGTGGACCCGTCCCGACGGGACCAAGGTTCTCGTCTGCGTCGACAAGAAGGGCGGCGAGTCGGTCATCCGCTACCCGCACTCGCCGGCCATCCAGATCGCCCTCTACGTCAACGCACCGCTCATCGCCGGGCCCATCGGGCGCAGCGGACGGACCACAACGTTCGAGCCGCTACCGGCCGAGCTCGACCGGGAGACCGGGATCATCCTCCACCTGCCCGAGGTGGGCCAGCCCTGCGCGGTGGCAATCGACATCGCCGCCGGCTGGGAGATCGCTCGCACCGTCTGCCTGCCCACCCTGCGCTGGCGCAAGCGTGACGACCTCGTCCGCCCGCTCGCCGCTCCAGCGAAGGCGCCCGAGGCCTTCCTCGTCGACGAAGGCCGACCGCTGACCGACGCCCGGATGGCCGAGCTCAAGGCGCTGTACGAGACACTCGACAAAGAGCGCGCCGTGGTCGATGCCTGGCTCGCCGAGAGCCGCACCGTGGGCCGGTGCTGGGCAGTGCGGGGCACCGACGGGCACCCGAGCGAACGCCGCTACTGGATTGCCAGGGCGGCGATGACGTGGGCGTTCGAGCCCGAGCACAACGTGCGCATCGGCATCGGGCTCGCCATGAACCTCTCCGACGACGTCCAGGGCACCACCGGGGCGGCGCTCGGATCGCTCACCATCGCCGAGGCAGAGCGGCTCTACCAGCTCGCCTCGGAACTGACCTTCCACCCCGACGGATCCGTCGAGGTGGCAGACACGCCGCTACCGGCGGCGTGAACCGACAACTGACAGAAGCGAGGAGAAGCAAATGGGACTGCTGAGTGGCGGATACCCCGCCTTCGATTTCGGAGAACCCCCCGGACCGATCCTGCAAGGCCAAGTGATCGCCGAGGACGAGAAGGACGACTGGTACGACGGCAAGCTCGTCACCTGGGAAGACGGAACGGCGAAGAAGGTCTACATCCTGACCGTCGACACCAACCGACCGGAACCCGGACGGACCATCGACTCGGAGCTCGGAGACAACGGGCTCATCTCCGTGTGGGTGCGCGGCAACCTCGTCAAGGTCCTCAAGGACGCCGCCCGAGCCGCCGGGGTGCGAGACATCGTCGGCGCCTACATCAAGGCCCAGCACAACGCGATGGGCGAGAAGCAGCGCGGCAAGAACCCTCCCAAGCTGTACCAGGCCAAGCTCACGCCCGGCGAGCTGCCCCGCGAGGCAGTAGGCGTGCTGGCTGATAGCACCCAGGACACCGGCGGGTACGCCGAGGACGAAAAGCCGTTCTAACCCTGATGGCGGCCGCCGAGGTTCACCCCCTCGTCACGTACGGGGAACGATGCCACATGGGCTCCTGCCCCAACGCGCCCACGGGCAGCCTCGGCGGTCGACCTCTCTGCGACGAGCACTACACCCTCGCCGCTGGCGTCCTCGGCACCTGCCACGACTGCGACCAACAGGCCGAGATCCTGTTCCACGGCGTGCCGTACTGCGCCTTCCACCTCGACCTCGCCACCGGAGACCTGGGGGAATTCATCACCGTCAACGGACAGGGAGACGGCGAAGACCCCGGCCCCATCCCCCCCGAAGTCGACCTCGACGAAGCCGACGAACTCGACCCATCCCTCTACCCGATCGACCTCGGACCGTGGATGAAGGGAGACGCCACGCAACCCCAACCCACCATCCTCGCCCGCCACGACCACCGCCGACTCTTCTACGAACAGGCCGTCAACGGCGTCCACGGCGCCTCTGGCGAAGGCAAAGGATGGGTCGCCGTCTACACCATCGCCGAGCTCGTCCGCGACCGGCGCACCAGCCTCATCCTCGACTACGAAGACGTCGAAGCATCCTGGGCTGCCCGCATGGTCATGCTCGGCATCACCGCCGACGACGCCGACCGATATGTCATCTACATCCGCCCACAAGTCAAGATCGGGCCCCGCGGCGTCGATCACCTGAAGGCGATCTGCACTGAACGCGACGTGTGCTTCGTCGTCGTCGACTCCGTCGGCGAGGTGTTCGGCATCGAAGGCATCGACGAGAACAGCGACGCCGAAGTAGGTCCCTGGTTCCGTCACGTACCCCGCCAGATCGCAGAGCACGGGCCCGCCGTGCTCGTCGTCGACCACTCCACCAAAGCCCACGACAACCCCCTCTACCCGTCCGGCAGCAAGCGCAAGCGAGCCGCGATCACCGGCGCCAGCTACCTCGCCGAGGCCACCATCCCGTTCGTCAAGGCCACCGCCGAGAAGGCGGGTGGGGGACGGTTGCGGCTCACCTGCGCCAAGGACCGGCACGGCAACTACCGCCGTGGTGAGGTCGCCGCGAACCTCGTGATGCAAGCCCCGTTCGAGGACGTCGTCGAACTCAACCTGTGGGCACCGACGAAAGAAGACCAAGGCGACGGCGACCCGGTCGCCGAGATCTTCGCTCGAGCCGCCATCAAGGCCCTCGCCGGCGTCACCGGAACCGTCTCAGGGAACGCCCTCATCGGACTCATCAAGGACCGCGGATCGGCTCAGAAGAAGTGGGGCGGCATCGACCTGGCCGTGTCTGACGGACGGATCAAGGAGACCCCTGGACCCGGCCGGCGGCGCCTGTTCTCACTCCCCGACCCTGTGGATAACCCTGTGATTCCAGGTGATTCTCAGTGATTCTGGAATCAGGCATTCCGATGTGGTCTCCAAGTGATTCCGTGATTCCCCCCTTAGGGGAATCACTCACTGGAACCACTCGGAGCACCCCAACCCGACCCACTCAAGGCAGGAAGCCCCAGAATCACTTGAAGGCACCCGCCGACATGGACGCCCGGCCCCGACCGGAGAACCCGACCAGGGAACCCCACCGAGGCCGGACGCAGACAAAGCAAACCACAAGGAGAACCCGACCAATGACCCCAGTCACCATCACCGGCCAGTACGGCGACGACACGTTCGTCGGCGTCCTCGAGAACGGCGCCCGTGTCCGCGTCGCCGGCAACGGCACGTCCGCCCATCTCACTGCCATCGTCGATGCCATCGTCGACGGTCCGAAGGTCCCCAAGGGCCAGCCGCAGCCGCAGAAGGCAGACGTCGAGCTCATCCTGTACGTCGACAACGAGGATGACATCACGGTCCTCCGGACCACCGGGAAGGGCCGCAAGTAGGTGACCCAGACCACCCGACGCCGCTCGGCGACCAACGCCACCACCACACAAACCGACGGCCACCTCTGGCTGTCGGCCCGGTGGCACCGCCGAGCGGCACGGGCCCGATGGCTCCACCGCCACATCACCCGACCCATCATCGACGCCTGGTGGCGATGGCGAGACGAAACCGCCGCCGTCACCATCGCCCTCGCCACCGCAGCCATCGGAGAACCGGTCGCAGCTCTCGTCGCCGCCCCCGGACTCGGCGCCCTTGGCGAAACCGTCCTCGGCGAATCCGCCCAACGCCACCGCCGCGTCCGCCCCTACCGTCGCCCCTTCACCGACATCTGCACGGCCAACAACGCCCTGCCCGCCCCTCGAATCGCCTATGCCCGAGAAGTCCACGCCCCTGACGGCACCCATACCGCCACCATCCTCGACGGTCACCTCCACCGCGGCGACTCGATCCGCCGCTTTCACGACCTCACCCAAGCGTTCGCCGACGCCTGGCCCGCCCTCACCTGCGAACTACGCCAGCTCGGCCCCGGCAAGTACCGATGGGAGTTCCGTCATGCGTCGATGCTCGACCGCGATCTCGTCTTCGACCCGACGCTGGCGGCGACTGTTGACGCCATCCCACTCGGCCAGGATCGTGACGGCGTCCACGAAACGCTCGACCTCCGGGAAGCCGCGGCTCTGTTCGCTGGGCAACGTGGCGGCGGCAAGTCGACGTCTCTGCGATCGGTCCTCGCCTACCTGATCCCCCTCGTCTACCGCAGCGACATCGACCTGCACCTCCTCGACCCCGAACCCGACGGCATCAACGCCATCGACTTCAAACCGTGGGCAGCCACGTTCGCTACCGGCATTCCCGACGTCCTCGCCGCTCTACGCGACCTGCACCTGCAATCCCAGATCCGTCAACCCCACCCCGGCGACCCGCTGCAAGTCATCGTCTGCGACGAGTTCGGACGGCTCGTCACCAACCAGGACAAGAAGCAACGAGACACCGCCCACCACCTCCTCACCGAGCTCATATCGATCGGCCGCAAGCGTGGCTACCCGATGCTTCTCGCCACTCAGGACGTCCACCGCGACGTCATGCCGTCCCGGTTCATCTCCCAGATCACCCACAGCCTCGTGTTCGCCTCGAGGACGATCGTCGACGCCCAGGTAGCCGCCGGGCCCGGCATCACCTCCCCCGCAGCCATCCCCTACGGCCAACCCGGACGTGCCGTCCTCGTCGAAGGGTCACGGGAACGGGAGATCCGCTGCTACCGGCTTCTCGACCTGTCCATGTTGGACAGATACCCCATTCCCCCTGGAATGTCCGACCCGACCCCACAAAGGACCCCAGCCCTCAAAATCGTGTCCAACCGGACACCCGCTGATCGACTGGCGTCGATCGACGCGATGGGGAGGTCCACTCCTAAGGGGCTGTCGAAACGCGAGGTCGCGGACAGGTTCGGGGTGTCGGAGAGGACGGTCGCCAGGGACTTCGATGAGCTCGGGTTCGTGAAGGTGAACGGCAGGCATGTGCATCCGGTGCATCTGCGGGCGGAGGTGGCAGCCAGGTGACTGCGCTCGCTGTCGTGCTGTTCGTAGCCGCGTTCGTGTTGGCGGCTCCGTGGTGGTGGCTGGCGGCCGCCGGATGGGCCGCTATCTGTCTCTACCGGATCGGCGGTGGCGAGTGATCCGCTATCTGCCCCTGATTGCCCTCTATTTCGTCGTCTGCTGGCTGCTGTGGCGGATCTACACCGTGCACCGTCCGAAAAAGCGCAGACGGGGCTACGGGCCGGCCTGGGATCGGCGCCGCGCCGCGTTCTACCGGACCCATCCGAAGGTGTGTCACGCCTGCGGTACCGGCGACGGCGTCCATCTGCATCACATCGTGTTGGCGTTCACTCGCTACCCGATCGGCGACGAACCGGATCACGAGCTGGTCCCGTTGTGTGAGGAGCATCACGAGCAGGTGCATCGGTGGCATCGCCGGATCCGGTGTGTGCAGCCGTGGCGGTGGAAGGACACACGCACGGCTACCGGCCTGTTGATTCGGTGGGGTCGGATGCGGTGGTCGTGGATTCGTGATGTGCCGTTGCGGGAGGTGGCGTGATGCGGCGTCGGTCGTGGCGTCGCTATGTCGGGCTTGTGCCCGTGTACCCGTGGATGACCTGACTCTTCTGGCGGACCCTCTGCTGAAAGGACCTCATGCGAACGGCGGACGAAGCGAGAGAGCTCACCGACCAGATCCGAGTGATGGCTAACAGCATCTTCGGTGAGACGTCGACGGTCGGTGCCGAGCTCGACGAGTGTGCGAAGGACGGGTACACCCGGCTGCAGTCAGGCGAGAAGGTGACCACCTCCGGTGTGTCGGATCCGACGTACGCGTTGGTGATGGCACCGGACGAAGCGTCCGATGACCGGGCGTCGTATCTGGATGCGTTGCGGACGGCCCGCAAGTACCTCGGTGTGGCTGAGACGTACAGCGGGAAGTGGCGGCGGATCGCTCAACGCCGTCCTCGCCAGTCGGTGGTGGCCGGCCTGCGGTTCGAGTGCTGCAACATGCATGGCTGTCCTGACTCGGCGATGGCGGAGAACGGCAGGGACGGCAGGTGCTACACGTGCTACCGGTATCGCAAGCGCAACGGTGGCCGGGATCGGCGGGGCAGGTACGACAAGGAGCAGGTGGCGTGAGAATTGTCCCGAACCGTGGTGCCGATGTCCCGACCTGTCATGCAGCGTGGATGCTTGCAAACGCAACAGGCTCGGCGTGTAGAGTGCTACCACTCCAGCCGTCCGCCCCAGTGAGGGAGCGTTGATGGCGGGGCGATCATGAACCGGCAGTATCCCTGATGCCGTACCGCACCTGCCTCGAGCCTGGCTGTCCGCAGCTCACACTCAAGACTCGCTGCGTCGAGCATGAACGGTTGCGGCAGCAGGTGAGGAACCGGGGACGTACGGGGTATCAGGGTGGCTACCCCCGTGAGCGTGCCGCCATCCTCACCCGTTGGCGTGCCGCCTACGGCGACTGGTGTCCAGGGTTGGACGCGGCCGAGCTGTCGGATCGACCCGACCTGCACCGCCCGGCTCATCCCTCCCTCGACCTGACGGTGCAGCATCGTGCCGATGGTTCGCTCTCTGTTCTCTGTCGTTCGTGCAACTCCACAGTCGGTGCGGTCGCACCGGTCCACCCGCACGGCCCGACGGTGGCGTGACTGGTTGCAGAATCAACTGACGCGTTGGACGCGTCGGTGGTGGTGGGGGGAGTGGGGGCGCGACGTGAACGCGATGCCCCGAGCAGTAC